ATCAGCGAGAGAGCATATGAAGAGATTTTATGATTACGTCTGTGAAAACGGACACAAAACAGAAAAGTTTGTTGTTTATGAGGCAACGAACTTGAAGTGTGAGTGTGGGGCTTTGGCTACACGTTCACTGTCTGCGCCAGCGTTTAGACTTGAAGGATGGTCTGGTTCTTTTCCAACGGCTTATGCCAAATTTGGGAAGAGTCATACCGACAAGTTGAAATCTGAGCAGAAACTCAACTCATAAGCAATTATGCCGAGTTGAATCTCCTAGAACCCATTGCGGCAGGAAAAGGAAATAAGTATGTTGATTGACAATGAAAAAGAAGAGTTTGGTGAGTTAGAGATCGAAGAGCAGAAGATTTCGCAAAAGGCTGAACTCCCTGAGAAATACAGGGATAAAAGTTTAGATGACATTGTGAAGATGCACCAAGAGGCTGAAAAGCTCATTGGTAAGCAAGCACAAGAAGTAGGCGAAGTCCGTAAGTTAGCCGATGAACTCATTAAGCAGAACCTTGGTTCTAGGCAACAGCAGACTAGACAGGAAGAGCCTGAAGTAGATTTCTTTGAGAATCCTCAGAAGGCAGTTCAAAGGACAGTTGACAGTCACCCTGACATCATTGCGGCTAGACAAGCCACTTTAGAGATGAAAAGGGCGCAGATTCAGCAGAAGTTAGCAAGTGAGCATCCTGATTTTGGCGATATTGCTAAAAATGAGGACTTTACGAATTGGGTTAAATCTAGCCCTGTTCGGATTGATTTGTTCAAGAAAGCTGATGCAGAATTCGACTATGATTCAGCCAATGAACTGTTATCGACTTACAAGGAACTTCGCTCTGTCAAACAGAAGCAATCGAGTGATGCTGGAGAAGCCACTCGGAAGCAGAATTTGAAGGCAGCGGGGGTAGATGTAGGCGGTTCTGGAGAGTCATCAAAACGAGTTTATCGTAGGGCTGACCTTATTCGGCTAAAAATGCAAGACCCCAATCGGTATGAGGCACTTTCAGATGAAATTATGACCGCATACCAAGAAGGTCGTGTCAGGTAAGATTTAACTTTTGGAGATTTAATTATGGCTAATACAGCTTTTGCACCCAATAACGCAACCACAGTAACAACCTCAGCAACGTTCATTCCAGAAATTTGGAGTGATGAAATTGTTGCCAGTTACAAGAAAAACCTTGTTCTAGCGAACTTGGTTATGAAGATGAACTTCAAGGGCAAGAAAGGTGACACAGTTCACATTCCAGCCCCTGGTCGTGGTTCAGCTTCTGCCAAAACCGCTACCGATGCAGTTACCTTGATTGTTGACACAGCATCTGAGATTCAAGTTTCTATCAACAAGCACTATGAATATAGCCGCTTGATCGAGGACATTGCTGAAGCGCAAGCCTTGAACTCTATGCGTAACTTCTACACCTCTGACGCAGGTTATGCCTTGGCTAAACAAGTCGATACAGACTTGATTCAGTTGGGTCGTTCTGCCAATGGTGGTAGTGCTGGTGGCGCACGTTACACAGGTGGTTTTGTTGGTGGTGATGGCACAACAGCCTTCGACTACACAGCTAACACCAACACTGGTAACGCTTCTGCTCTGACTGATGCGGCAATTCGTCGTACTATTCAGCGTTTGGATGACAACGATACTCCTATGGATGGTCGTTTCTTCATCATTCCTCCTTCAAGCCGTAACACGTTGATGGGTCTTGCCCGTTACACTGAGCAGGCTTTTGTGGGTGATGGCAATGCGATCCGCAATGGTGAAATCGGTAACCTTTATGGTATCCCCGTGTTCACATCTAGCAATGCTGACCACGCATCTGCAACAGCCGCTTACCCAACAAGCGGTACTTCTATTGCTCGTGTCTGCCTGATGGGTCATAAAGACTCTATGGTTCTGGTTGAGCAAGTTGGTATCCGTTCACAAGTTCAGTACAAACAAGAGTACCTAGCTACTTTGTTTACTTCTGACACTTTGTATGGTGTTGCCGCTTTGAGAAGTGCTGCCACTGTTGGTGCGGCTACTTCATCTTCCATGTTTGCCTTGGTTGTACCTTCTTGATTACAACCTTTCCCCTCGCCTTAACGGGTGGGGGGTTTTTCTTTATTTAGGAGGATAAATTATGGCAACCGCATCCGCAGTAGTTACACGCCAAGGTAACGACCAGTTCCGTGGACTTTTTAGCGATACATGGGCAGTAACTTGCACATTGAACGCAGGTTCATTGGTTGATGGCGCTGGTGAGACAGATGATGTCACAGTACCTGGTGTTGCTTTGGGCGACATGGTTATTGGTGCATCTTTGGGTGTTGATTTGGTTGGTTTGACAGTAACAGGTTATGTTTCTGCCGCTAACACAGTCAAGTTCCGCATCCAGAATGAATCTGGTTCTACAGCAGACTTAGCATCTTCGACAATGAAAATTGTTGTTGTTCGCATGGTCTAATCTAAGGGGGCTAATAACCCCCTTTTTCTCGGAGTTCTTATGGCAACCTTTCAATGCTTACAAAGCGGTAACACAGTTACTTTCACGTATCAACACGATATTGACTCAATGAAAGGTCATCAGGGCTATGTCAGAATAGATGAAGTTAAAGAAGAAACTTCTGAAAAACAAATAGCCTTGCAACCTCCAGTTAAGAAGGCTGGAAGACCTAAGAAAGTCGAAAATGTCTGAAATTGACCCACGAGAATTCGGTAAATTGGAAGCCCAAGTTGAGGCTTTACAGATAGAAGTTCATGGACTTCGCCAAGATATTAAACAGCTTTTAGAGATGGCTAACAAATCTAAAGGCGGTATGTTTGTAGGAATGGCTATTGCATCCTTTATTGGTGGCTTAGTCACATTTGTTGCTGATCGACTTTGGAAATAAGGAGCATATTATGCCTATGGTTGGAAAAAAGAAGTTTCCCTACTCTGAAGAGGGCAAGAAAGAAGCCAAAGAGTACGGCAAGAAAAAGGGTATGCCTGTAACCATTATGGTTGCTGTTGGTTTGCCTAAACGTGGTAGTCGTACTGCTACAAACATGATGAAAAAATCAGGTCGTGGCAAATGAAAAAGACCAAGGCTGAGAAAAAAATCAGTTCTGTCATGCGTGAGTTCAAAGAAGGAACTCTACATTCTGGCAATGGTGGCCCTGTCGTCAAGAAGCCTAAACAAGCCCTCGCCATTGCTTTAAGCCAAGCAAGGAAGAAGAAATGAAACAAGGTTTATACAGCAATATCGCAGCAAAGAGAGAACGCATAAAGGCGGGTTCTGGCGAGAAGATGCGTAAAGTTGGTTCAAAAGGCGCTCCTACTGCAAAGGACTTTAAGCAAGCAGCTAAGACTGCTAAAAAGAAATGAAAACTCCTGCTTGGCAACGAAAAGAAGGAAAAAACCCCAAGGGGGGCTTGAATGCCAAGGGAAGAGCATCGTATAATGCAGAAACTGGTGGCAAATTAAGGTCACCATTATCGTCGGGCGACAACCCTGCTAGGGCCTCCTTTTTAGCACGTATGGGCAATATGCCTGGCGCTGAGATGAAAGATGGGAAGCCGACTCGACTCCTATTATCTCTTAGAGCTTGGGGCGCAACGTCCAAAGAAGATGCCAAAGCGAAAGCAAAGGCTATCTCTAAGAGGAATAAATGAGACCACTATCCGTTGGAGTTGAACCTACAGCCGCAACGCTGACTACTGTTTATACAGTTCCTACGGGTTACTACGCCAAATTCACAGTCATGTACGTCCACAATACGGGTGGATCAACAAAACACATTACTGTGGTGTGGAATGATGCAAGTGCCGCTACTTCCCATGACATCCTGACTGAATACAATTTCACTTCTAAGCAATACCTTCAATTTGATGGCGCTGCTTATATCGTTTTAGAAGAGGGCGATAAGATTCAAATTACGACTGAAGCTGGAAGTTCATTCAGTTTTATTGCTACTTTTGAACAAATAGGATTAACAAGAGCATGACTACATACCTTCAAGCTGTTAATGACGTTCTTGTTCGACTCAGAGAAGAGGAAGTCTCTACTGTTACCGAAACAAGTTATTCCTCTTTGATTGGAAAGTTTGTCAATGATGCCAAACGTCAAATTGAAGATTCTTATGAGTGGAACATTTTGGGGACAACTATTGTTGTTTCTACTGTGGCTGGCACTTCTTCTTACTCTCTAACGGGGGCGGGGCAGAAGTTCCGTGTTCAAGACGTTATCAATGATACGAATAACACTGGGCTGAAAAACATCCCGTTTGTTAACATGAATCGTTATTTGAACTTTGGAACTGTCTCCAATGGTGTTCCTTTGTACTATGCTTTTGATGGTGTAGATGCCAGTTACGACACAAAAGTAACTGTATTTCCTATTCCTGATAGCGTGGTAAGTCTAAGATTTAGCTTGGTCGTGCCACAAGCACCATTGAGTGCTGATGGTACTGTGATTCTGATGCCGTCTGAATTGGTGGTTCAGAGTGCTTATGCTCGTGCTTTGGTTGAGCGTGGTGAAGATGGTGGTCTATCGTCTTCTGAGGCTTATCAGTTATACAGGTCTATGTTGTCTGACTACATCTCGACAGAAGCAACACGTTACCCTGAGTTTGGCTCTTTTGAGGCTGTCTAATGGCTCAACCCATCCAAACATTCAGCATTAGCGCACCAGGGTTTTTTGGACTCAATACCCAAGACTCGCCATTGGATTTGGCTAGTGGATTTGCTTTGGTTGCTACTAACTGTGTGATTGACCAGTATGGTCGTATTGGATCAAGAAAAGGTTGGACAAGGGTTAATGCTTCTTCTGGAAACCTTGGTGCTAACGATGTTGGTGTGATCCATGAGTTAGTACAGACTGATGGCACATTGACTGTGTTGTTTGCTGGCAACAATAAGATATTCAAACTTAGTGGCACTTCTGTTACTGAGTTGACCTATGGGGGAGGGGGGTCTGCTCCTACCATCACTGCTAGTAATTGGCAATGCGCTTCTTTGAATGGGATTACTTATTTCTTTCAAACAGGGCATGACCCAATCATTTACGACCCTGCTGTAAGTACAACCACTTATAGACGGGTTTCTGAGAAGTCAGGCTATGTAGGGACTGTTCCTAGCGGGAATCTCGCTATATCGGCTTATGGTCGCTTGTGGGTGGCTTCTACCAGTACAGATAAGGTTACTGTTAGCTTCTCTGATCTGATTGCAGGTCATGTGTGGTCTGGTGGTACGACAGGAACTTTGGATACGAGTAGAGTTTGGCCTAATGGTGCTGATGAAGTTCAAGCCTTGGCTGCTCACAATGGATTTTTGTTTATCTTTGGTAAGAGACAGATTCTTGTTTATCAGGGAGCAACTACTCCTTCTACGATGTCCATATCCGACACAGTAGGTGGTATTGGTTGTTTAGCAAGAGACAGTGTTCAGACAACCAGTTCTGATGTGATTTTCTTGTCAAACAGTGGTGTTCGTTCATTGATGAGAACGATTCAAGAGAAGTCTGCTCCTGAGAGGGACTTGTCTAAGAATGTGCGTAATGATTTGATGAACGATGTTGCTTCTCAGAATCTGGCAAATATTAAGTCTGTTTACTCTGAGAGAGAAGGCTTTTATCTGTTGACGATGCCTGTTACGCAGTCTGTGTACTGTTTTGACAGTAAAGTGATCTTACAAGATGGTTCTTCTCGTATAACGACATGGGACTCTATTACGCCTACTTGTTTGGCATCATTGAGGGATGGCTCTGTCTACATTGGTAAGAATGGCTACATTGGTCAATATACGGGCTATAACGACTATCAGTCCACTTATCGGATGCAGTATTACACAAACCATGCAGACCTTGGTAATGTGAATCAGACATCTGTTTTAAAGAAGATTTCTACTGTTGTGATTGGTGGGACAAACC